GGCGACGGCCTGAAATACGAGCACATGGCCGTCACCGCCAAGGATGCCGAGCTCATCGATCAGCTGAAATGGACGGCCGAGGTGGTCTGCTCGACCTTCCACGTGCCGCCATACAAGCTGGGCATCGGCAATCTGCCGACGAACAGCAACGTCGAGAGCCTGAACCTCGAATATTACACGCAGGCGCTGCAATCGCTGATCGAAGCAGCTGAGCTGTGCCTCGATGAGGGCCTCGGCATCGGCGAGAGCATGGGGATCGGCACCGAGTTCGACCTCGATGGTCTACTGCGCATGGACACCAAGGCGTTGATAGAAGCCGAAGCCTTGGCGACGGGCGCCGGGATCAAGAAGATCAACGAAGCACGGCGCCGGCTCGATCTTGGACCGACGGAGGGCGGCGACACGCCGTACCTGCAAGAGCAGAATTACAGTCTGGCGGCGCTCGCTAAGCGCGATGCGCGCGAGGACCCGTTCGAAAAGGGCAATGGCGACGCCGCCTCGGCTCCAGCGCCGGCGCCAGACCCTGCCGCAGATCAAGAGCAGGCACGCGCGATCGTCGCTCTGTTCGAGAAAGACCTGAGGGAAGCGCTCAATGATTGACATGAAGGCGCTCGCCCAAGCCACGGCCGTCTTCGTCCGGGAGGCGGTGGAGAAAGCCACTGCGCCGCTGCTGGCGCGCATCGACGTGCTCGAGGCGCGTGCTGTCGGCCCTGACGAGTTCGCCGTTCGGCGGCTGATCGACGAGGCTGTTGCCGCGCTACCGGTGCCGCAAGACGGCAAGAGCATCACGGTCACCGACGTCGAGCCAATTGTCCTCGCTTCCGTCGAGCGGGCTGTCGCCGCGCTGCCGGTGCCGCAAGACGGCAAGAGCATCACGGTCGCCGACGTCGAGCCAATTGTCTTCGCTTCCGTCGAGCGGGCTGTCGCCGCGCTGCCGGTGCCGCAAGACGGCAAGAGCATCACGGTCACCGACGTCGAGCCAATTGTCTTCGCTTCCGTCGAGCGGGCTGTCGCCGCGCTGCCGGTGCCGCAAGACGGCAAGAGCATCACGGTCGCCGACGTCGAGCCCACCATCACCGCAGCCGTCGAGCGGGCTGTCGCCGCGCTGCCTGTTGCGAAGGACGGCGTCGGCCTCGCCGGCGCGATGATCGACCGCACTGGCGCGCTCGTCGTGACGCTCAGCGACGGCAAGCTCTGCGAGCTAGGCCGCGTCGAGGGCAAGGATGGCGACCCCGGCCTGAACGGTCTCGGCTTCGACGACATGACCATCGATCAGACGAGCGAGCGCGGCGTGACGCTGAAGTTCGTCCGCGGCGATCAGGTCAAGACCTTCGACCTCATCATGCCCGTCGTCATCGATCGCGGCGTGTTCAAGGAGGGACAAGCCTATGAGACCGGCGATGCCGTCACCTTCGGCGGTTCGCTCTGGATCGCGCAGAAGGCCACCGCGGTAAAGCCGGAAGGTCCGGACACCGGATGGCGGCTTGCCGTGAAGAAGGGTCGCGACGGCCGCGACCTGACGCGCGACTGACAAATTTCCGAGTTCGGGGCCGGTCTTTCCCCCTTTCGCCGGTCCCGAAACCTGCCGCCGACGAGGTCCACATATGGTCGAAGAGCCCGTCACGATCGAGCAGGTGAAGACGCACCTCCGCCTCGAGCTCGCCGATACCGGCGAGGACGATTACCTCCAGCTGCTCACCACGGCCGCGCGCCGGTCGATCGAGAACAGGACCGGGCAGACCGTCGCGGCCACCTGGCCTGACGTCGAAGGGTCGGATGCCAAGGTGATGGGCATGGCGGTGCTGTTGCTGGTCGGATCCTGGTACACGAACCGGGAAGCCGTTGTGACCAGCGGCGCGACGCCCTCCGAGCTGCCGCTCGCTGTCGAGTACCTGCTCGCGCCGTTGCGCCGGTTCGTCTGCTGATGATCATCGCGGCAGGATCACTGAACAAGCGAGTGCGGATCGAGCGCCCGGTGGCCGACACCTCGATCGATGGCGCGGGCGCGGGGAATTGGGCGCTCGTCACCACGCTATGGGCCAATGTGCAGGATGTGCTGCCCAGCCGCGCCGAGCGCCTCGCCGACGGCATCAATCTTGCCGCTCGCCCGGCGCGCGTCCGGATGCGGTACCGGACGGACATCGACAGCAGCATGCGGTTCATCCTCGATGGCCGCACGATGCAGGTCATCGCCGGCCCGGCGGAGCTGGGTCGCCGCGAAGGCCTCGAGTTCATGGTCGAGGAATATAGCTCGACGGGCAACGCGGCCTGATGGCCAAGCGCCGTGGTGGCGAGGCCACCAAGCGGTACATCGAGCAGCTGCCCACGCTGCTGGTTGAACGGGTCCTGCCCGGCGCCGCGCGCGCGGGTGCCAAGGTCATCGCCAACGATGCCAAGGCGCGGCTCGGCGGTCGGAGGGCCGATACCGGTAGCGGCGGCAAGGCGCTGATCGCGGACTCGGTGAAGGTGCGATCGCGGAAGCGGGAGGGCCTGATCGTGGCGCGTGTCCTGCTGTCCGGTCCCGGTGCCTATGTCGGTCGCTGGCTCGAATACGGCACGAAGGCCCACTTCATCACGCTCGATGCCAAGGCGCGGCAGGGAATGACGGCGCGGCGGGTGAACACCCGCATCCGGGACGGGGATGACGCCTTGCACGGCACGCTGATGATCAATGGCGAGCGTGTCGGTACAACGGTCTACCATCCCGGCGCTCGCAAGGTCGCGTTTCTCCGACCGGCCTTGGACAACAATGAGGCGGAAGCCCGCGCTGCGGCGCAGGCATACATCACCCGTCGGGTCACGCGCAGCGGCATCATCGGCGACGACGAAGGGGATGAGGCATGAGCGGTACCGCCATCATCTCCGAGCTGCTGCTCACCGACCAGTGGCTGGCCGAACTCGCGGGCAAGGGGCAGATCAAGGAAGACCGCCTGCCGGACGGCGTCGTGCTGACCGCGATCCTGCTGCGCACGGTCAGCGGTGTCGATCGCCAGACGCTGAAGCGCGGCACGTTCGTCCGCACCGTGGAGCGCGTTGCCGTCACCGTCCGCGCCGCCAGCGTTCGCGATCGCAAGGCGGCCATCGACCGGATTCGCGCTGCATGCGCGGGCAAGGTCGGCGACTTCGCCGACTGCCGCCGCGTGTCGGTCCTCACGGCGGGGCTCAGCCCCACCATGATCGGGCCCGGCGACAGCTTCGAACAGACCCAGGACTTCCGCGTCAGCTTCGACGCGGCAGCGTAAGCAACCAGGAGACCCCGCATGTCCGAACCCACCAAGAAGAAGGCCACCGCGCTCCGCGATTTCAGCGACGCCGGCACCGAGCAGCTGTTCGCCAAGGATCAGGAGCTCCTTCTCGATGAGGGCACCTTCGCCAATTACGAGGCCGCCGGCCTGATCAGCGCCGGCGCACCGGACGCCAAGTCCGCCGACACCGGCAAGAAGGTGGTCGCCGCGTAACCCTTTCGCCCGGCTGTCCGGGCGGATCCCGCCGGCGTCGCCGGCTCGCCACTCAGGAGTAATCCCATGACTATCACTGCGGCGGGCTCGACGCTCGCCATCGCAGCCACGCTGCCCGCCACCCAGGACGCTGCCGGTTATACCGCGCTGACCTATACCGAGGTCGGCAATGTCGAGAAGATCGGCGGCCTCGGAGCGACCTTCGCGAAGGTCGAATTCCAGCCGCTGAAGGGCCCCAAGCAGAAGCTGAAGGGCTCGGCCGACTACGGTTCGCTGCAGCCGACCGTGGGTCATGACGCCGCGGACGCTGGCCAGAACCTGCTGCGCACCGCCTCCGACGATGAGACCAACAAGCTCTACGCGATGCTGGTCACCTATCAGGATGGCGCCAAGCGCTACTTCCAGGGCCGCGTGTTCGGTTACCCCGAGACGGTCGATGGCGCCGACAGCGTCGTCACCGCCACGCCGACCATCGAGATCTGCACCAAGATCGTGAAGGTCGCAGCCGCCTGATCCAACCGTTCCGGCAGTCCAGCCGGATCACAGGCATCGTCCGCCCCGCTTCTTCGCGGGTGTCGGGGCGGGCGGTGCACCACACCCGCGAAAGGTATCCCATGAAAATCGCAATTCTCGCCGTCGCCGCTACCGCCTTCCTCCACCTGAAGGGGCCCGACGGCCAGCTGCTCTACGACAATGGCCAGAAGGTCGGCATCGATCTGTTCGGCCCCGGCTCGGACGAATATTCGCGCATCGAGGAGCGCCAGTCCAACCGTGCGATCAAGCGCATGCAGGACAACGACAACAAGGTCAGCCTGCCGGCCGCCGATGTGCGCCGCACCGAAGCCGCCGAAGACCTGACCGCGCTGACCGCGGCGTTCCATCACATCGAGCACGAGGATGCGAACGGCCAGGCGCTCGTCGGCGCCGCGCTCTACACCGCCGTCTATTCCGACCCGTCGCTGGGCTGGATCAAGGAGCAGGTGACGAAGTTCGTCGGTGATTGGGGAAAGTTCACGCCCGGCTCGGCCGGGAACTGAGCCTCTACGTCCGGCACATGGCGTGGCTGCATGCCACGCCCAAGCCGGACCCGCGCACCAAGCGCGGCAAGCGCGCCGAGGCGGAAGCGGAAGCCGCACCGAAGATCAGCCGCATCGAGCAGCTGAAGCGCGACCGGATCACGCCGCAGATGCCGCCGAACCCGGCGCCGCATATCGTCGAGTGGCTGATCGAGATCGGCCTCACCGACAACAGCGGCATGTCGGCAACGCCGCTGACCTGGTGCGAGATCAACGCATGGTGCGCCCGCACCCGCGTCAGCCCCGCCCCATGGGAAGCCCGGCTGATCCGCCGCCTGTCGTCCGACTACATCGCGGAAAGCCGCAAGGCCGAGAGCGAAACCTGCCCGCCACCGTGGCGCGCGGAAGTGAGCCAGCGCGAGCTGGATATCGAAGAAGCCCGGCTGCGCAACGTGCTCGGCTAGAACCAGGAGGATTGCCATGTTCGACGACGATTCTCCTGGTCTCGGCGTAGATTTCACCATCGACCCCAGCAATTCATTTGCCGTGCTCAGCCAACTTGCGGCTGTCGCAAATACGACCGAGGGCAAGGTTCTCGCCAGCGCCAGTAAGATGGAGGCGGGCTCCCGCGACATGCTTCAGCTGTCGGGCGCCACCGCCCGCGTGAAGGCATTCGCCGATACGGCACAGCAGGAGATGCGCGCAGCCAGCGCTGCCTTCGGCGAGGTCGGGAATGCCAAGGAAGCACTCGATCAGGTGCTTTCGCGCACGGTGACGATGGGCCTGGTGGGGCCTGCTGCGTCAGGCGAGGCTGCGGCCCTCCGGGGCGACCGAAACCGTATCGAAAAAGAGATCGAGCGCCGCATAGCCGCCGTGGACAAAGAGGCGGCAGCCTACGGGCGTACCAAGGGCGAATTGCGCGATCAGCGCGATGCTGAATTGATGGTCGCGGCTGCCAAGCACGAGAACACCGACGCGACCGACCGGCTATATGCTGCGCTACGCAACCTCGACGGCATTCGAAAGGCGGCAGACGACGATCGTCACGCAGCAGCGTTGCGGGCGGAGGCGGAAGCCGCGCGCGCGTTGGCGGCGGCTCAAGCTGCCGTGAATGGCGAGTTGCTGGAGCGGTCGCGGTTGGACGCTGCGCTGGCGCGTACAAATGGCTCCGATCGCCCACGGGCAACCGACGCTGGCGCCACCTTCAGCGCCCTGTCAGCGCAGGCAGCAGAAGAGGAAGCCCGCGCGACTGCCATGGCGGCGTCGGCTGCCAGGCAGGCCGCTGACGAGCACGCACGCCTCGCTGCCATGGTGCGCGGATCACAGGCCGCCATGGAGGCCGATGCCGCCGCGGCAGAGCGGCTGCGCGCGTCCACCGATCCGCTATATGCCGCCACCAGCCGGCTCAACGCAGAGATTGCCGAGAGCACCCGCCTGTACAACGCCGGGGCGACGGCACCGGCCGAATACGCGCGGCAGCAACAGGTGCTCGCTGGCCGCCTCGTCGAAACGCAGAAGGCGCATGATGCCACGGCGGTGTCGGCGCGGCGGTCGAGCAACACGATGACGCAGCTGTCGTTCCAGATCAACGACGTCGCGACCATGGCAGCCTCGGGCGCCAAGCCGATGCAGATATTCGCCACGCAGGCCGGGCAGATCTTTCAGGTCGCCCAGCAGGCAGAGGGCGGCGTGAAGGGCTTCGGCAAGGAGGTCGGCGGCCTCGCCCTCAAGTTCCTGCCGCTCGTCGCCGTCACCGCGGTCGCCGGCGTCGCCACCTGGCGCTGGATGGACGGCCTCGAAAAGAGCGCCGGCCTGAAGAAGTATGCCGAGGGCCTGGGCCTGACCCAAAAGGAGATGAAGAAGCTCGGCGATGTCAGCATCACGACCGGCGACGTCGTGGCCGGCGCGTGGAAGACGCTGAACGATGCCCTCGGCACGAAGGGCAAGGGCAAGAAGCTGGTCGACTACCTGTTCAGCCCCACCGACGCGCAGCAGGTCATCGGGTTCATGGCCTCGATCTACGGCACTTTCGTCGGCGGCTATAAGGGCATCGTCGAGACATGGGGCCTGCTGCCGGCAGCGCTGAAGGACGTTTTCGCTCAGGCGGTGAACGCCTCCGCTGCGACGATCGAGGCGATGGTGAACAAGTCGATCGCCGGCATCAACATGCTGGCAAAGGGTGCGAACGCCGTGCTCGGCGTCGACCTGTTCGGCCAGATCAGCACCGTGCAGATCCCGCGCATGGTCAACGAATTCGCCGGCGCAGGCAAAAAGGCCGGTTCGGCGCTCGGTAAGAACGTCGCCGCGGAGACGAAGGTGGCGATGGGCGCCATGAACGGTGTTATCAAGACGATCGGCGACAACACCGTCGCCGCGGCCGAGAAGCGCATCAAGGCGTCGGCTGACAAGCTGAAGGCGGACCGCACCCCGGAGAAGCCGAAAGTCGACAAGCACGCTGAGGCGCTCGCCCGTGACGCGGAGGCAACCGAGGCGCAGATCCGCAACCTCTACGCGCTTGCAGATGCTTATGGTGTGTCCGGTGCCGCGGCGTTGATCGCCGAAGCGCGTGTGAAGGCCGAAAGCAAGGCGATCAAGCAGCGCGCCGATATCGAGGCGGCCGTCTCGCGCCAGGTGCAGCTGGCGATCGCCGAGCGCGTCTCCGACGCCGCCAAGTCGACAGCCGGCGCGCGCGACCAGGCCGCAGCGCAGGAGAAGGTCAACGCGATGGTGGCCGCGGGCATCGTCCCGGCGGAGCGCGCCGCTGACATCGTGCGAGATCAAATCGCCGATCTGCCGTTGCTGGCCGCTGTCCAGGCGGCTCAGCAGCGCGGCCTGACGGTGGAGGCGGGGCGTGCCACCAAGGCGCTGGACGAGCAGCGCGCCGCCCGTGTTCGACTGACCGCGACCGAGGTGACCCGCCAGTTCAACGCCGACATGGCTGGTGGTGCGCAGCGGCTTGCCGAGCTCGACGAGGAGCGCCGCCTGATCGGCGCCACCGATGCCGAGCGCGTGCGCGCGCTTGCAACCCTCAAGGCGACGCAGGAGGCCACCGCCCGGCAATATGATCCTGCACAGGCCGCTGACTATGTCGCGCAGCAGGTCAAGATCGCCGAGGGTGCGGAACGCATTGCCGCCGCGACGCGCGAACTCAACGACGAGATGTCCTTCACGGCGGATCGTTGGGACCTGATCGGGCAAAACGTGCAGAATGCCGCGCAAGGCATGGCCGACGCTTTCGGGAATACCGGCCGCGCGATCGGCGACATGGCATCGATCTTCGCCGATTACCGCGCTCAGGAAGAGCGCGCCCGGGTGACCCATGCCGCCAATCTGAAATCAGCGACGACCGCTGCAGCCAAAGAGCGCGAGAACGCGAAATATGCCCTGGCCACTTCCACGGCACAGGTCGGCGCCTTTGGCGATATGGCGTCGGCCGCAAAGGGGTTCTTCAACGAGAAGAGCAAGGGCTATGCTGCCATGGCCGCAGCGGAGAAGGCGTTCCGCGCCATCGAATTCGCGCTGTCGGTGCGCGCCATGGCGCAGGATGCGATCGAGACCGGCAGCGCCATCGCCAAGACCGTTGCGCGCACCGCGGTCAGCGCGACCGAGGCGGTGGTCAACGCGATCAAGTCGCTGCCGTTTCCGCTCAACCTGGTCGCCGGCGCCGCGACGGCGGCCGCGATCGCATCGCTCGGCGTCGCCATCGGCGGCTCCTTCGGCGGGGGAAGCAAGAACACGCTGGCGAAGCCGAATGAGGGCACCGGCACCGTGCTGGGCGACAGCGCGGCCAAGAGCGAGAGCATCAAGAACGCCATCGACGCGCTGAAGGAGGTGGATCTGCTGACCAACTCCTACTCGCGCCAGATGGCCGCTTCGCTGAAGTCGATCGACAACCAGATCGGCGGGGTCGCAGCCCTCGTGGTGCGCGCCGGCAACATCGATGCGTCGACCGGCGTCACCGAAGGCTTCAAGCCCAACATGATCGGATCGGTGCTCGGCAAGATCCCGGTGGTCGGGGGCATCCTCAGCAGCCTGTTCGGCAGCAAGACCACCGTCATCGGCAGCGGCCTGTATGGCGGCGCGCAGTCGGTCGGCAGCATCCTCAACGGCGGCTTCGATGCGTCCTATTACAGCGACATCGAGAAGAAGAAGAAGCTGTTCGGCATCACGACGGGCACGAAGACCTCGACGCAATATAGCGGCGCCGACGCCGGCCTCGAAAATCAGTTCACGCTGATCCTGCGCCAGTTCAACGACGCCATCACCGCGGCAGCCGGTCCGCTCGGCGTCGCCACCAGCGAGGTGCAGGCGCGCCTGAACGGCTTCGTGGTCAGCATCGGCAAGATCGACCTCAAGGGCCTCACCGGCGAGCAGATCGAGGAGAAGCTGTCCGCGGTGTTCGGCGCGGCAGCCGACGGCATGGCCGCTGCGGCGTTCCCGGCGGTGGCGCAGTTCCAGAAGGTCGGCGAAGGCACGTTCGAGACGCTGGTCCGGGTCGCCTCGACGGTCGAGGCGGTCGGCACGTCGCTCGATATGCTCGGCACGAAGGCGCAGTCGATGGGAATCGGCGTGAAGCTCGGCTTGGCCGATCAGTTCGACAGCGTTTCCGACCTGACCAGCGCGGCGGAAGCCTATTTTCAGGCGTTCTACAGCAAGGAAGAGCAGGCTGCGGCCAAGACGGCGCAGATGACGCGGGTGCTGGCGAGCCTCGGTCTCGCCATGCCCGACAGCATCGCCGCCTTCCGCCAGCTGGTCGAAGCGCAGAACCTCAACACCGCGGCCGGGCAGGCAACCTATGCCACGCTGCTCAAGCTCGCGCCGGCGTTCGCGGATCTGCAAAGCGCGATGGAGGGCGCCAAGAGCGCTGCGGATATCGCCAGCGAGCGCGCCGATCTCCAGCGCCAGCTGCTCGAGCTGCAGGGCGACACCGCAGCGATCCGGGCGCTCGACCTCGCCAAGATCGACGTCAGCAACCGCGGATTGCAGCAGCAGATCTGGGCGATGCAGGACGCCAAGACCGCCGCGGCCGCTGCCGACGAGCTGCGCAAGGCGTGGTCCTCCGTCGGCGACAGCATCGCCGACGAGGTGAAGCGGATCCGCGGCCTGACCGATGCATCGGGCGGCAACAGCTTTGCGACCCTGCAGGGGCAGTTCAACGCCGCCAACGCCGCGGCGCGCGCCGGTGATCAGGATGCGGCGAAGACGCTGCCCGGCCTGTCGCAGGCGCTGCTCAACGCTGCGGCGCTGGTCGCGACCAGCCGGCAGGAGCTCGACCGCGTGCAGGCGCAGACGGCGGCAAGCCTCGAAGCGACGCAGGCCGCGATCGCAGCCTTCCAGCGCAACCCCGCGACGACGGCGGCCGAGACGACCGAGGCCATCATGGCAGCGGTGGCGAACTCGCAGGCGACCGCGCCGACGACCGCGGCGAACGACGGCCTGATCGAGGAGGTCAGGTCGCTGCGCGAGGAAATGGCGACGATGCGCCGGGAGAATAACGCCAGTCAGGCGACGATCGCTGCCGCCACCACTCGTGCCGCGAACAGGTGGGATGACGTGACGTCAGCCAGCGGCGGGGACGCCATCAGCGTCACGAAGGCCGCTGCATGAGGGTCGTGACGGCATCGGGTGAGAGCGTCGAGCTCGGCATCACCGAGACGACGCCGACCATCGGCATCACCGACTATTCGCGCCGGGTCACCGATGATTTCGGCGTGACGACGGTGGTGCCGCGCAGCTTCTCGCGCCGGCTGTCGGTCAAGCTGGCGCTGCCGTTCGGCAACGTCGACGGGCTGCAGCAGCGGGTGGCGGCCCTCCGCGCGACCTCGGCCCTCTGGATCGCCGACGAGCGATTCAGCTGGTTGCGGGTGCAGGGCTATTACAAGGACTTCTCGCTCGATCTCGCGGTCGCACCGGTCAGCCTCTGCACCCTCACCGTCGAGGGGCTCACCGAGGGCGGCGACTTCAGCGATCCGGGCGGCGACCCCGCTCCGGACAAGCGCGCCTCGTCGCTGCGCCTGCTCCAGCCGGTCGCCGTCAGCGATACTGTGCTGGCGAACAGCACGGTGGCCGAAAACGATCACCCGGCCTGGTCGGCCAGCCAGACCTATGCAGCGGGCGCGCGCGTCATCAAGACCGGTACCCACCGGATCTACGAGAGCACCAGGGCGGGCAATATCGGCAACGATCCCGCCGGCGCGTCCGGTGCATGGCTCGATCTCGCCCCGACGAAGCGCTGGGCGATGTTCGATCAGGCGCTCGGGACCGCGACCACCGCGGCTGGCTCGATCGCGGTCACGCTCAACGCGGGCGCGGTGAGCGGCGTGGCGCTGCTCGACGTTGTGGCGTCGTCGGTGCGGGTGCAGGCCCCGGGCTATGACCGGACGCTACCGGCGGGCGCGGGCGCGATCACCTTCCTCGATCTGCCGGACGTGACCGGTCCGGTGACGGTGACGATCGCCGGCCGGGGTACGGTGTCCGTCGGCACGCTGCTGATCGGCCGCGTCGTCGGGCTCGGCATCACCGAAACCTCGCCGACTGCCGGCATCACCGATTACAGCCGCAAGGTCACCGACGATTTCGGCGAGGTGACCGTCGTCGAGCGGGCATGGGCGAAGCGGATGACGACCGCCGCGGTGCTGCGCACCGATGCGCTCGACCTCGTCGCCAGCCGCATCGCATCCGTCCGCGCAACGCCGTCGCTCTGGATCGGGCAGTCAGGCGCCGACAGCCTGACCATCTACGGGTTCTTCAAGGAGTTCTCGATCGAGGTCGGCGACACGATCAGCAAGCTGTCGCTATCGGTCGAAGGGCTGAGCCAGGCCGCACCGATCGCGCCCGGCGGCCTCGGCGAGCCGACAGCGTGGCCGGACGTCACCGATCCCACCGGCACCAAGCCGACCGACAACGCCGACAAGACCAGCGAGAACACGTCCAAGGACACGAACGCCGTCGGCGGGGTGCCGGCCAGCCAGGTGCTGGCGCGGCAGGACGCGATCGAGACCGTGACCATTCCGTCGATCAACGCTGCGGTGGCGCAAGCCAACGAGCGGATCATTGCGGCGCAGGACAATGCCTATGCCGCCGTCGCCGCGGCCAACGACCGTATCGCTGCGGCGCAAGGCAAGCTGGATCAGGCGGTGCTCGACCTCGCGACGGAGATCGATCGGGCGCGCGGGGCCGACGAGGACCTGACCCGCCGCGTCGATGCCATCATGGCTGGCGGCAGCGGCCCCGGCGAAGCAGACATCACGGCGTTGATCGAACGGATCGATCTGGTGCGCGCCGACGGCGAGCGCTCGCTGGCGAGCGCGATCCAGAACGTCGTGACCGCCTATCAGGATCTCGACACCGCGACGAACACCCGCATCACGCAGTCGGTCGCCGCGCTTTCCGATGCCGACCGCTCGATCGGCCAGCGCATCGACAGCGTAGAGGTCGACTATCGCGGCCTGAACACCAACACGAACGTCCGCATCACCGACAGCGTCAAGGCGCTCGCTGACGCCGACCAGGCCATCGGGGAGCGGATCAACGAACTGATCGCCAACGGCGGGGGAAGCAGCGAGGGCGTGGACACCGTCGCCCGTTCGGAAATCCGTCGGGTTGAGACGGCGACGGCGCTGGCGGACGCGGCGCTTGGCCGGCGAGTCGACACGGTGCAGTCGAGCTTCACGAAAACAGCAGTGATGCCTGCCACGATGAAGGCGGCGATCCAGTGGACGTCCGCCGAGCAGAGCGAGACCCCCATACCTTTCGCCAGCGACGATCCTCGCTTCGTCGTCAACGGCGAGGGAATCTCCGTATTCGCGACCGGACTTGGCGAGAACGTGCTGCTCGCGCCTGTCGCCAGCTTCAAACCAACCGCCGGGCGCCGTTACCGCCTGGTGTGGAAGGTTCGGAAATGGAGCCCTGCCACCGACGGCAGCCTAGTGGTGCAGGCGGGCTTCTGTCTCCGTCTGATCAATGGCGCGATCGTCTATGTCGGGGCCGACTTCGCGCAGGACGTGTTGTCGTCGTCGTCATCCGATTACACCAACGTCGCGTTCGAATGGGTAGCTCCCGAGGGCCTCGCCTGGGCGCGTCCCCGGCTGCATATCAACTACTCCAACACCAACGGCTCCGTCATGGTCGCCGGGCTTGGTCTGGACGATTTGACCGAGATCACCGCTGCCAACGCTCTGATCGCCCAGACGGCGGTGACCGCATCCGACGCCGCCAAGGCCGTCGCCGATCTGACAACTAGCGTTGGCACTCAGTTCCAAGGCGTGAACCTGACGCTCGGCGGCTACGATCAGCTCATCACCGCCCTGTCGACCGACCAGCAGGGGTACGTCGGCCGCACCAGCACGCTGGAAGCGCAGATGCGCCGCGAGCAACCAAGCGCGCTGAACGCCTTCACCGATGACGTCAACAACCGACTGACGCAGGTCAATACGGCGGTGAATGCCCGCATCAAGACGAGCGAAGACGTGATCGCCGATCTGCCGAACCGCTATGCGGCGGCATCGCGGACCGAGCTGCTTGAAGCGCAGTTCCGGCGTGAGGCGGCGAGCCCGATCAACGACGCGATCGACTATGTGAGCGACAAGGTCGACACCTCGGCAGTCCAGCTTTCCGCGCGGATCGAGGAGCGCGCCACCGCCATTGCCGATGCCAAGGCGGGTGCGGTCGCCCAGACCGTCCAGCAACTGCAGGCACAGTATAACGGCGATGTCGCCCTCATTCGCGAAACGTCGGGGGCGATTGCCGGGATCAACCAGCGGACCAGCGTCTATTGGGAGGTCGTCGGCACCACCAACGACGGCAGCACGATGGTTCGCCTGTCGAAGCAGGACGGATCGCGCGGCGTCTTCTACATCGGCGCCGATCTGCTGGTCGACGGCAACGCCATATTCAACGGCACCGTCACCACTACCAAGATCGCGCCGAACAATGTGACGAACAGCGTCGTGATCGCTGGCCTGTCCGGCTTCGGGATCAGCGCGGCATCCGACAGTGAGACGCCGGCCGTTTCGATCGGCAGCACTGGCGGCACGATGAAGATCGACGTCCAGGCCGATGGCGTTCGCAGCTCCGGATCGGGTGTGATGAAGGTCCAGCTCTGGGCGTCGTACAACGGCAACACGCTTCCGTTGTCGAGGCTGGTCGCCTTCTCGCCTTCGAACATGGCGCAGCCGGTGTCCTTCTTCGCTGTGAGCAGCTTTCCGGCCGGCGTCACGGTCCAGTTCTTCCTGCGGTTCAGCGCGGACAATTCGACGTGGAGCTACAACAGCGGCACGATCGCGGTGACGGAGTTCAAGCGATGAGCAACCGGTTCGCCGTGTTCGACGCCGACCGCGTGCTGCAATTCTACCTGACGGTGACGGATCAGGCGGAGCTGGCGAGGAACGTCCCCAGGGGCGGCGGCTCCGTCCGGAGCGATGACATCGACGAGCCGAGGTCCGTGCGGTTCGACCTTGCCAACAAGCCGATCCCGATAGCCACGACGCCGGAGACGGCCGAGCAGGCGCTGGTGCGAATGCTGGCAACGATCGACGGAGAGCGCGAGGTCAAGATGATGACCACGCTCACCGATGGCGGTGCCAAGAAGTACGAATATGCCGAGAAATCCCGGGAGGTGCGGGATTATCGCACCCTCGGCGGATCGGCGACGGCAGGTCTTCTGCTCCCGCTCAATGTCGCGGGCACGCGTGACCGGTTCGGCTGGGCGATGGCGGAGGTCGACGACACCGGCGACAGCATCGAGACGGTCATCACCCGCTACGAGGCGGCGATGCGGCGCGATCTTCTCACCCGCAAGGTCGCGGCGCGCGCGCAGAAGCTCAAGCGTCAGATCCGTGCAGCGGTCCCGGCCGCACGCGCTGCCATCTTCAACGCCCGGGCATGGCCCACCTCCTAACGGCAAACCCGCCGCGCGCCTGATCACAAGGAGCCGCAATGGACTTTTACACCTCCGCGGCGAACCTCGTCGCGACGATCGATAGGGCATGGCCGTTGGCTGGCGTCCTTGGCTGGCTCGTGTGTCTTGCAGCGCTGTCACCGGCGGTGCTCCGCCTGATGAGGGCACGCGGTCGTTATCTGGATCCGATCTGGGCGATCGTCTTCCTGCTCGCGATCAACCGGCTGGCGTTCCTGCTGCAGGTCTCGCGGCCTCTGTCGCATATCACGGCGTTGCTGCTGGCCTTGGCGATGGCGTGGTTCTCGCTCTGGTACCAGCGCCATGACGCCTGACGTCAGCAGCGTGCCGCACGTCGCCGTCGCCGGCTGGTCGTGGACCACCATCATGGTCACCGTGCTCAACGTCCTCGTTGGTGGCGGGCTGGTGGCGTGGATCAAGACCCGCCCGAAGATGGCCGAGATCCAGACGCAGCGCGAGGAGAGCGAGGCTGCTCGTTTGTCCGCGCGGGTCGAAACCCTCGAGAAGATGGTCGAGCGGCTACACGCCAAGATTGATCAGGAGCGCGCGGAGCATGACGCGCTGATGTCGATCATGCGGCACCGGGTGGCGAACAGCCGGGCAACGCTGAAGGCCATCGTGATGATGCTGCGCGTGAACCCCGACAAGGTCACCGAAGCGCTCAACCAGATCGAGGCCATGCTTTCGGAGCAGGAGATGGCGGAGCGTGAAGAACGAGCCGCTTTCGATCGCGCGCGAATGACCGCGGCGGCCATCAAGGATGTGGCGACGTCACCGCCACCCGCCAGCACGCCGGGAGCGCCCTGATGACCGATGTCGATCGCCACTGGCGTTACGTGATCGCCCTCGTCCTGATCCTCGGTTATCTCGGCCTGGCTGCCTTCGCCTTCTTCCACGCGGTACCCGCGGGCAACGTCCGGTTCGTGGATGGATATTTCACCGGCCTCGGCCCCATCGTCGGGGCGGCTGTCACGGCGGTTCTGAATATCGGGCGCGGGAATAATCCGCAGCAGGACGCCAATCTTGCGACCGCGCTCGACAAGTTGCCGCCGGCGACGACCGGTACCGGGCCTGCTACCCCGATCAACTGATCCGCGGTGGCGCCGCGCGTGAAGCGCGCCTCGCAGTAACACCCCCATGCAACCAGCGAGACGCGAGCCGCCATCCATTGATGGACAACGGCCGCGGCCGCCTCTGCCCTCCCGAACAATCCAGCGCAACAGGAAGGACCGATATGTCCAAGGAACCAGCGTGGCTGATCGCCGCGCGGGCGAAGCTCGGCACGCGTGAAGCAGCCGGCCCCGCCAACAGCCCGACGATCATGGGGTGGGCGAAGAGGCTCGGCACGAAGGTGCTGGGCATGGTCTACAATGCCGACAGCGTTCCGTGGTGCGGCCTGTTCGTTGCCATGTGCGTCGCGGAGGACGGTCTGACGCCGGCGCCGATCGCCGTCCGCGCGAAAAGCTGGGCGACATGGGGTCAGAACCTCGCGGCCGACAAGCTGGTGCCCGGCGCCGTGCTGGTGTTCGAACGGCCCGGTGGCGGTCACGTCGGCTTCTACGTCGGCGAGAATGCGACGGCCTATCACGTGCTCGGCGGCAATCAGGGCGATTGCGTCAGCCTGACGTGGATCGCCAAGGCGCGCTGCGTGGCGCGGCGCTGGCCGACAGGGCGCGCGGTGATCGGCGCGCCGGTAAAGCTGGCATCGGGCGGCGTGCTTTCGCGGAACGAGGCATGACGCGCCTGCTCTCGCCGATCCTCGCCGACTACGGGCCCGGCATGGTCGCCTTCTGGTGCCCCGGATGCGACAGCAACCATCCTTTGCGCGTAGGGCCCGAGGGGCATGGCGCCGCGTGGGGCTATAACGGGGATCCCGACCGCCCGACGTTCACGCCATCGGTTCTGATTCGCTCGGGACACTACATTCCCGATCAAGCGGGGAAGCGTTGCTGGTGCGATTATAACCGCGAGCAGGTCGCCAAGGGCAAAGAGCCTGCGCACTTCGAGTGCGGGGTATGTCATTCCTTCGTCGCGGACGGCCGCATCCAGTTTCTCAGCGACTGCACCCACAAGCTGGCTGGTCAGACGGTAGATCTGCCCCCGTTCCCGGTGCGGACATGACGGGCGCCGCAATCTTCGCCCTGCTGCGGCGCTTCTGGCCCGCGCTGCCCATCGTCGGCCTCGCGATCGCGCTGCTGATCACCCGCGGCACCCTCGCCGATCGGACGGCAACGCTGAAGGCGGAGCGCGCTGCCTGGTCGGCCGAGATCGCCCGCGCCGAGCAGCTGCAGGCGGACACCGAACGGCGCTGGGCTGCGACGCAGACGACCGCGCTCACCACCTATGCCGATCGCCTCGCTGAGCGGGAGCCGATCATCCTTCACTCGACAAATACGGTGCGCGAATATGCTCAGACTGATGCTGGCCGGGCTCGCTGCCTTGGCGCTGACCGGGTGCGCGGCATCGACGCGCTCGACGCTGCCCTCTTCCCCCAAGGTGCCGCCGCCCCCGGCCGCGGCGGTGCTGGCCTGCCTGCCGACGGCGCTGCCGCGTCAGCCGGACGGTAGCGCCACCTCCGCCGATAGCGAGGCAGGGCTCCGCGCCGCGCGCGCCGACCTCGCTCGCTGCGATGCGCGCCGGCAGCTCGCCATCGATTCCTGGCCGCGCTGACGCGCACCGACTTTCGGAGAACATAGATGGCAACGACCACCGCGGCCGGCTCTACCATTGCGATCTCGGCTGCGCTGCCGTTGGCCGAGACGGAGGCTGGCTATAGCGCGCTCGCGTACACCGATATCGCGCAGGTCGAGAAGATCGGCGCGATCGGCGCGGTCTACGCCAAGACCGAATTCCAGCCGCTGTTCGGGCCCAAGCTGAAGTTCAAGGGCTCGGCCGACTACGGCTCGTTGCAGCCGGCGCTGGCGCACGACGAGAGCGACCCCGGCCAGGCGATCCTGCGCGCGGCGGCAGATAGTCCGGAGCTGTTCGCCTTCCGGGTGCTCTATCCGAGCGGAGCCAAGCGGTATTTCTCCGGACGCGTGTTCGGTTATCCCGAGACGGTCGACGGCGCGGATACGGTGCTGCTGGTCACGCCGACGATCGAGATCAACACCAAAATCGTGAAGGTCGGCACGACAGGTTCTGTCGTCCTGCCGACGGTATCCGTGTCCGGCGCCCTCCTCCTGTCGGAGGGCAACAGCGCAACGACGGCGTTCACCTATATCGTCTCGCTGTCGCAAGCTGCGCCGGCGGGCGGCGTGCAGGTGCCATGGGCGCTCGCATACGGCAGCACCGATGCCGCCGACTTCGTGTCCGGCCAGCCGACCAGTGGCACGCTGCAAATCGCGCAGGGGCAGACCAGCGGCATCGTCACCATCACCACGGTCGGCGACACCGCGCCGGAAGGCGACGAGACCTTCACCTTCGTGATCTCGATCCCACCGGGCTATCTGGCCGGTACGTCGACCAGCGCGACGGGCACGATCCTCAACGACGACGCCCCGCCCGCACCGGTCTTCACCGCGCAGCCCTCGATCAGCCCGACCAGCGGCACCGCCGGCGCCACGATATTCTCGGCGATCGACGGGGTGGCGACGAACGCCGCCTCGATCACGCGCCGCTGGCTGCTCGGCTCCACCGTCATTGGCACCGGTCCGACGGTGGTTGCGCCGGTGCAGGGATCGCTGACGCTCGAAAACACGGCCGCCGGCCCCGGCGGGTCGAAGACCGTCACCAGCGCCGCGGTCAGCGTCGCGGCTGGCGCACCGCCGTCGACCGAAACGCCAGTCACCGGAACCGCGGGCTACCCGGCTGAGCCGACCCGCGCGCCGCTTCAAGCATAGGAACGCGAG